GATTATCAGCAATCGGGAGTTGAATAATGGCAAAACCAAGCACTAGACAAGGACTGATAGACTATTGCTTAAGGAGACTTGGAGCGCCAGTATTAGAGATCAACGTTGATGGGGATCAGATTGATGACTTAGTAGATGACGCTCTTCAATATTTCCAGGAGCGTCATTTTGATGGTGTTGAAAGAATGTTTTTAAAATATAAAATTACTCAGGAAGATATTGATAGAGGAAGAGGAAAAATCACAGGGACATCTGGAGTTGGTGTTGTAACAACCACTGGAACAGCAAATATATCTGGAGTAGGAAATACTTCTTTTAATTTTTATGAAGCATCAAATTTTATTCAAGTTCCGGATTCGGTTATTGGAATTGAAAAAGTTTTTAAATTTGATACTAGTGATATTTCTGGTGGAATGTTCAGTATTAAGTATCAATTATTTTTGAACGATTTATATCAATTCAATTCCATTGAACTTTTACAATATTCTATGGTTAAGTCATACCTTGAGGATATAGACTTCTTATTAAAAACAGATAAACAAGTAAGATTTAATAAAAGACAAAATAGACTATACTTAGATATTGATTGGGGACAAAAATTAAAAGATACTTTTTTAATTATAGATTGCTACAGAATTTTAGATCCTGATAGTTTTACTAAGGTTTATAATGATAGTTTCTTAAAAAAATATCTAACATCATTAATTAAAAAACAATGGGGACAAAATTTAATTAAATTTAGGGGAGTAAAACTTCCTGGTGGAATTGAATTGAATGGTAGAGAAATATATGAAGATGCAGAGAGAGAATTAGAACAAATTAAACAAGTAATGATGTTGGAGCATGAATTACCTCCATATGATATGATAGGATAATGGCATTAAATCCCTTTTTTCTACAAGGATCCTCTTCTGAACAAAGACTTATACAACAGTTGATTAATGAGCAACTGAAAATTTATGGTGTCGATGTAACTTATATACCTAGGAAATTTGTAAAGAGAGATTTAATTTTTACGGAAATTCAGTCTTCAAAGTTTGATGATAATTATACCATAGAGGCATATGTGAATACTTATGAGGGGTATTCTGGCGCTGGTGATTTAATGACTAAGTTTGGAGTTTCAATTAAAGATGAGTTAACGGTAACAATATCAAAAGAAAGATTTGAAGACTTTATATCACCATTTTTAGAGGCAGAAAGTGATTCTGAAATTGTACTCTCATCACGCCCAAGAGAGGGAGATTTAATATATTTTCCATTTGGACAAAGATTATTTGAAGTAAAATTTGTAGAGCATGAACAACCCTTTTATCAATTAGGAAAAACATATGTTTATGAATTAAAGTGTGAATTATTTGAATATGAAGATGAGGTTGTTAAAACTTCTGTTGATGAGATCGATTCTCAACTCGAAAAAGAGGGGTTTATTACAACTTTAAATTTGATTGGAGTTGGAATAACTGCAACGGCATCGGCAATAATTGATAGCGGATATGTGCGTAAAATTTTCTTAAATAATGATGGTAGTGGATATACCTCTACACCATCAATAACTTTTTCTGCATCTCCAGCAACTGGCGGCACAGCGACTGCAGTAGCAATAACAACTTCACAAGCAGGAGTTAGATCAATACATGAAATTTTATTGACTAAACCTGGATTTGGATATACTACCGCTCCAACTATTTCCATAACTGGTGGAGGAGGCGTAGGGGGTGCTGCAACTTGTTCAATAGAAAAGATTCAAAAAGGAGTTGTATCCGTTATAATTAACAGTGGTGGTGCTGGATATTCTACCGCCCCGTCTGTATCTATTGAAGGTCCAACAGCAGGAGCTACTGCAACAGCAACAATAGGCGCTGGAGGAACAATAACAGCACTAACAATTACTAATCCAGGAATTGAATATATTGGAGTTCCATTAGTCAGTGTAAGTTCTCCTGGAATAGGAACAACAGCAATTGTTACGGCAACAATATCCGGTGTTGGAACAGTAAGTTCATTAACAATCACAAATCCAGGATCTGGATATACTGTTGCACCAACTATTACTATTTCTAATATAGATGCTATTAAAAATCCCTCCTTTGAACGTGCTGTTGGTGTGACCGGAATATCAACTAATAACGCTGTAAATATAATAAGAATAAGAAATCCAGGTATTGGATATACAGTTGCACCATCTATTACAATTGCAAATCCTCCTGTAATTTCAGGAATCGGAACATTTGAATTTAATGAAATCATTACGGGATCAATCACAGGATCAACCGGAATTGTTAAAGAGTGGGATTCCATAACGAATAAACTTAAAATTTCTATGGTTAAAGGATTATTTGCTGCAGGAGAGGTTCTCGTTGGATCTTCCTCTTCGGCAGTGTATTCTATTAAGTCCTATGATAAAAGGGACATTTACGATAAATATAGTCAAAATGATGAAATAGAAGAAGCAGCAGACTTAATTGTTGATTTTTCAGAATCTAATCCATTTGGTGTATTTTAATGTTAGGAACTTATTTTTATCACGAAATTATAAGAAAAACTGTTGTTTCTTTTGGAACAATTTTTAATCAAATTTATATAAAACACAAAAATGAGTCTAATCAATCCACGGACGAAATGAGAGTTCCTCTTGCCTATGGTCCAATACAAAAGTTCTTGGCTAGAATTGAACAACAAGCGGAATTAAATAAACCCATACAAATTACTCTACCAAGAATGTCTTTTGAAATGAATTCAATACAATATGATGCAAGCAGAAAGACTTCAATAACTCAAACTTTTAATGCTGTAGATAAAAGTAGTAATAAGGTTAAGAAAGTTTTTATGCCAGTTCCATATAATTTGGGATTTGAATTAAATATCCTTACAAAATTAAATGATGATGCTTTACAGATAATTGAACAAATTTTACCATTTTTTCAACCTTCATTCAATATTACAGTTGATTTAGTAAATTCAATTGGAGAAAAAAGAGATCTACCCGTTGTTTTAGAAAGTATTTCCTTTCAGGACGATTATGAGGGAGATTTTGCAACTAGAAGAGCATTAATTTATACTTTACAATTTTCTGTTAAGACATATCTATTTGGACCTATTGCAGACAGCACAGATGGACTAATTAAAAAAGTTCAAGTTGATTATTATTCGGATACAAACACTACAACCGCCAAGAGACAAGTTAGATATGTTGCAACTCCTTTAGCGAAAAAAGATTATAATGACGATAATTCTTCTACACTAAATGAAGATTTGAACAATCAAGAAACTTTAGTAGGAGTTACTTCTACAACATTTCTTTCTGTTGGAAATAGAATTATTATAGATAAAGAAATTATGAAGATTAAATCAATTGATTCAAATATTCTCACCGTCGTAAGAGGATATAATAATACTTCTGCAACTACACATTCTAATGGCGCATCAATAGATGTTCTTAGTGAGGCAGACAATATCGCTATTATTCCAGGAGATGATTTTGGATTTAGTGATGACACCTTCTTCTTCCAAGATGGTGGAGATTTTAGTCCAACAAGAAAAATTGATCTGATGTAAAATGAATGAAAAATTTAATTCTATTAGTGAATCTTTAAATACTGAAACTAGTATTATAAGTGTTGATGTAGAAAAATCTACTGATATTATTGAAACTCAAAAAAATTTATCTCCACACGACTTACAAAAAGATTATCAATATACAAGAGCTAACTTATATTCTTTGATTGAGAAAGGTCAAGAAGCTCTAAATGGAATTATGGAATTGGCTGCCGAAAGTGATAGTCCAAGAGCATATGAAGTTGCAGGACAAATCATAAAAAGTGTTGGAGACACCACCGATAAATTACTAGATTTACAAAAAAAATTAAAAGAGATGGAAGAAAATAATACGAAACAATCAACTGGTAATGTAACCAATAACGCAGTATTTGTAGGATCTACTTCTGAATTATCAAAATTACTCAAGCAAGGTTTTCTAAATAGTAAGGAGTAATATTTTTTTCAATGAGTTGGTCTAACAAATATAAAAGATCAATAAACTGTGATAATCCTAGCGGATTTTCTCAAAAAGCTCATTGTGCTGCTCGTAAAAAAAGAGCAAAGGGTGAAGAAACTAAATCAAAATCACCTTTCAATGAAATGAATAATCCTCGTATTCCAAAAAAACCAGGACAACCAGATAAGTCTGATAAACACTCTGATCTCTATACAGATGAAGATCCAAAAGGAACAATTCACGGATTGGGATTTAAGGATGTTGCAACCGCAAAAGAAAGTGTTTCTAAAATAAAAAATTCTGGAAGATCTCACGCTCATAAAATTCAAGCAGCAATTGCGATGGAACAAAGAGCAAGAGTGATGGGAAAGACTTCTGAAGCTGCTATTTTTAGAAAATTTATTAACTCAATGAAAAAGAAAACAGAAGAAATGAATGAGGAAAAAAATAAGTGCAAACCAGGAAACTATTATTGTTTTACAGATAAAAAATGCAAACCAATTCCTTTTGGATATATGGTAGGTCGTGATGGTATGCTTGATAAAGAAGATGATTCTGAAGGCAATGGTTCTAATGGAAATG